CCAACGAGTTCCAGGGTGAAGTCCTGACCAAGTCGGTGCTGCGCGCCGGTACGGCCAACAACGACATCAACCCTGTGAAGTCGATGGGCCTGCTCAACAAGGGCGTGGCTGTCATCTCGCGTGTCACTTCGACGACCGCGTGGTGGATTCAGACCGACGTTCAGGAGGGCTTGGGGCTTGCGATGCGTCGCAAGCTGGAGAAGTCCATGGAGGGCGATTTCGAGACTGACTCTATGCGATACAAAAGCACAGAGCGCTACGTACCCGGCGCCGTCGACTGGCGCGACATCTACGGGACCGCAGGTCTCTAGCTTTCCTTTGAAAACATTGAGTTTTCAGGCCCCGCCTCGGCGGGGCCTTTTTCTTGGGAAAACCACTTGTGTTCTGACTATTTTAGATTAAAGTGTATCCGTCACAAGGATACACAAACCCATGGCTCTCGACCTCCGCCAAGTGCTCCTGAACGTCCCGCAGTCCGTCAAGGACCGGTACGACTTCTCCGAGGCGCACTACAACGCGCCCCTCTATCAGGTGTGGGGCATCAAGTGCCCCGAGCACGGCCCCTTCAAGCAGTACACAGGGCAACTGCGTAAGCCCGACGGCGCGCACTGCCCTGCCTGCGGAGACAGCGTCCGCCGCGCGAAAAGCCGCCTGACCAAGGAGGAGTTCGTCCAGCGCGCCACCGAAACGCACGGCGGGTTTTACACCTACGACAAGGTGGAATTCTTCAACACAACGACCAAGGTCACCGTCACCTGCCCGCAGCACGGGGACTTCCAGATCACGCCGAACAACCACATGCGGAACGGTGAGAACCGGGGGCGAGGTTGCCCGACGTGCGGCGCGGCGAAGCGTGGTTACCGACTGGACGTCGGTGCTGCGGCGCGAGCGACAGCCGACACGAAACTGGCGGCGCACGGCGCGAAGTTCGTTGAGGAGGCTCGTGCCGTTCACGGCAACGCCTACGACTATTCCCAGACGGTCTACACTGGTCGGCGCGAGAAGCTGACGATCGTGTGCCCGCAACACGGCCCGTTCACGCAGACCGCTGAGCACCACTTGGCGCGCGAGCAAGGCTGCCCTGCCTGTTCGCACCATCAGTCGCGCGGCGAGGCTGCCGTGCTGAAGTTCGTCTCGGCTTTCGCCACGCCCGTCGTTCGGGATCGCAGCATCATCGCGCCGAAGGAACTGGACATCTACGTGCCCGAGGCGAAGCTCGCCATCGAGTACTGCGGCGAGTACTGGCACGGCGCGCGAGCGGCGAAATACGAAGCGGTGTCGCGCACCCGCCATCTGGAAAAGCACCAAGCCTGTGAAGCGCTCGGCATCCGTCTGCTGACCATTTACGAAAGCGAGTGGCTGAACCGACCGCGCGCCATCAAGCGAATCATCCGCAATGCGCTCGGCAAATCGCACGGCAGCGTCATGGCTCGAAAGTGCGAGACGCGTCGCGTTGCTCCCGGAGAGGCGTCTGCGTTCTTCGCAAAGAACCACGTTCAGGGCGGCGGAGGCTTCGGCGAACACTATGGGCTCTATCACAAGGACCACCTGCTTGCCTGTATGCGCTTCACTCTGGGATCAAACGACCGTGGTCCGAATGCGGATCGTCAGTGGACGCTCAGCCGCTATGCCACCGCGCTCTCGGTTCCAGGTGGCGCGTCGAAGCTGATGAAAGCGTTTGTCGACGAACACGACCCGTCGCTGATCAAGTCGTTCTCCGACAACCGCTGGTTCGATGGCGGTATGTATGAGCGTCTCGGGTTCACGCTCGAAGCGGAGATGGAACCTGACTACAAGGTCTATCACCAGTCGCTAGGGCTCCTGCAGAAGACGTCGTGGCAGCGGTCGAAAATCGCCGATCGCATCCGTGATCTGAAGTCCAAGGAAAGCTACGATCATCTCACCGACCCGAGGAGCGAGCGCGAGATGACGTACCTGCTTGGCGGCATCCGGCTCTACGACTGCGGCAAGAAGCGATGGGTCTGGCGCCCGGGCTGACAACCCACTACCCAACCCATAAAATCTCCGCTACACTCCCGAGGAAGCGTCGACCATGGAGCTCTCTGAGAGGGGCGCCGAGCGCAAGTTCCCCCTTCTCAACAGACATCCTGAAGGATCGATTCCATGCCGCTTCCCACCAACTCGACCACCCGTCTACCCTCCGGTGTGAACACCGAGGCCACGTCGAGCCTGTTCGCCAATTTCCCGCTCCCGCGCGACAGCAGCCTGATCGAATATTTCAACGACTTCTTCACCTACACGACGAACCGCTGGGTCGTCACCGAGACCCAAGCGGGCGCCACCCAAGCCCTGACCGCTGGCTCGGGCGGCTGGCTTCTGCTGACCAACTCGGCGGCCGACGACGATCTCGTCGCCGTGCAGAAGACCCCGGCGATGCTGGACCTGTCGGCCACCAAGCAGACGTGGTTCTCCAGCCGCTTCAAGGTAAGCGACGCGACGCAATCTGACGTCGTCATCGGGATGCAGGTGGTCGATACCACTCCTCTCGACGTCACCGACGGCATCTACTTCCTGAAGGCTGACGGCGCGGCCACGGTGGACGTCATCTGCCGCAAGGACGCCAGTACCGGCTCGACGTCGGCCGCTTCGATCGCAACCCTGACCAGCGACACCTTCGTCCAACTCGATTGGTACTACGACGGCGCGGGTTATCTGTTCTACGCCATCAACGGCACGGTCTCGGGTTCGCTCAGCGTCGCCAGCTACTTCCCCAACACCACGGTCACGGTCAGCTTCGCCATTCAGAACGGTGAGGCCGTGGCCAAGACCATGACCGTTGACTGGGTCGGCGTCTGGCAAGAGCGCTAGGTTCGGTCAGGTAGGAGGACTGCCAGATGGCCGAACGCATTTACGACCAGACCATGGGCCAACTGGCCGGGGTCGAGGTTACCACGACTGGTAACAGCACCCCGACCCGCAATGGTCTCGAAGCCTACGCCCAGATGGTGGTCAGCGCGTCGGGACAACCGATCTCCTCGACCGAGGGCTCGGGCAATCTCGTTGACCTCAGCGGCGCTACGGTTGCGTCAGGGTCGCTGAGTTTCAGCGCCAACGCACAGTACGCGATCATCGACACGCAGGGTTTCGAAGGCGCGTCGTTCACGATCACGGGTTTTGGCACCGCGACGCTCGCCGTCCAGTGGTCGAACCTCGCCGCGTCGGGCTTCATCGCCGGGACGATCAGCACGGTCGGCTCCAGCACGACGGCGACTACCGTAACCGCGAATGGTCAGTACACTGCCGCTTCCGGCGGCAGGTACATGAAGATTCTGGTGACTGCGTTTACGACGGGTCCGATTGTTGTCACCCCTGTCCTGATCGCGGGCTCCTCGGTTGGGGGTGGGGGCGGCGCGGCTGGCGACGTCAACATCGCTCAGGTCGCGGGGGCGTCTGTCACGGCCGGAGCGGGTGCGGTTGCTGCTGGAACCCAGCGCGTCACGCTGGCCTCAGACGACCCTGCCGTGGCGTCGCTCCAGGCCATGCAGACCGCGACCGGCCCGGTGCTGATCCCGTCAGCGGGCACGCCGGTCAACGGGAATAGCGCGGAACTGAACGATACGAACACCGCAGCCGTGACCGGTATGGGCGCCCCGGGAGCCGCGACGTACAACTACATCACCGCCGTTTGCATCGGGAACACCAACGCCTCGGTCGGTACGATGGTCGAGTTGCAGGACGGCAGCGGCGGCGCGGTCATCGCACGCTTCCCGGCTTCGGCCTCGTATGGTGGCGTCGCCCTCGCCCTGCCGACGCCGATCAAACAGCCAACGGCCAACACCGCTCTATATTGTCGTTGCATGACTGCCACCCCCACGGATGGGGTTTACGTCTCGGTCGTCGGCTACACCGGAGCCTGACCCCATGCTGGACCAGTACGTGGCCCGCTGGTGGGACGAATACCCCGGCGTCGTCCTTCACTATCGCGAGGGGGACGAGCGCGTGCTGGTAGGCGTCCAGACCATGGGGCCGGAGAGCGCAATCCGCTTTGTCTCCCGAGAGGAAGGCGAGCGGCACGTCCGTGCCATCTGGACCTCCGCTGTGGAGCGCACCGTCCCTGCGATCGAGGCGCGGTGGGCGGACCGGGCTGAGCAGTTGATCGCCCTGCTCCCGGTCGATCCGGCTAAGGCCCGCGCCGAAGCCTCCCGCCAAGCGACCCTGCAAATTGCGGGCTACCTCGCGGACGTGCGCCAGATCATGGCGGATCGCCGCGCGCTGATTGCGGACCCGGACCCCGATCTGGTCCGCACTGCCGCCGAGACGGTCATCCCCAGGCCCCCCGCACTGTTCGGGCACAACGGCGGCCCGCGCATGGAGGCAGCATGACCCAGAGCGCACTGGCCTACGCGCCCAGCACCAGCACCGTCTCGACGGCCTCCACGACGTGGTACGGACCTTGGAACACAGAGGGGGCGCTGACCCAGCTTGAGACGAGCGAGGCTCCGACCCAAGCCATCTGGCGCGGCGGGGCGGCGACGCTGACGAAGATGCGGGTGCGGGTGAACACCAACGCCAGGTCCACGAACACGCTGGTCACGGCCCGGCTCAACACCGCCGACTCCGCGCTGATCGTCACCATAACTGGCGGGGGTGGGCCAAACACCTACGTCAATATGACGGACTCGATGGCGCTGGCGGATGGCGACCTGTGGAACTACTCCATTGCCACCAGCACCGGGACCGGTGCGGTCGGGATGTGCATCGCCGCCGAAATCCAGGTCACGACGGGTCAGGTCTCGGCGCCCATCGCCACATGGGGCTCTCTGGCCTTCACGGCGGCGCGCTTCTACATGGTCGGGGGCGGGCAGTTCGTCAGCAACACGACCGAGACCCTCGCGCTGGCGACCGCTCTCGAAACCTGCACGCTGAAGAACCTTCAGGTCTACATCCGGTCCAACAGCAGCACGGGGTTCACGTTCAAGACGAGGGTGAACGGCGCAGACGGCACGCTGACCGTCTCGCCTGGCAGCGCCGCGACCGGCTGGTTTGAGGACACGACCCACACGGACAGCCTCGCCGCCGGTGACACCTACTGTTTCACCACCACGGCCCCGTCAGCGACAGCCACGGTCGGCTACGCCGGGGTCAAGTACACCTCCGCGAACGCCAATACCTGCGCGATCAACACCAATCTGGTCAGCAACTCCCCGGCAGCAGGCGCGACAGCGTACTTCGCCATGGGCGGCGCGAAGACCTCTGCGACCGAGGCGAACTGCCAGCACTCGATGCCGTTCGGCGGCACGATCTCCAAGCTGTCCGCCCGAGTGTTCTCGAACACGTCGTCCACCGCCAGCACGCTGATCTCGCGCATCAACAATTCCAGCGCCAGCTCGACACTGACGATCACCATCCCGAGCGCAACGACGTCCGGCGTGATCCAGGACACCACGAATAGTGACAGCTTCTCTGCGACTAACACTCTGGACGTACAGTTCACCGGAGCGACGACTGGGCCGACGACGCTGCAATGGGTCGGCGCACTGATCACGGCGTCTTCCGTGTCCGCTGTGCGAAGGTTGACGCTCCTGGGGGTTGGATAATGGCGTCGTTCCGGCTGAAATCTCGCGGCGGAATTCTCGTACCGCCCTCGACCGGGCTGGCTCCGAACGTCTCTTGGACCGGCACGGCTGGCAGCGGCTACTCTACCGGGGGAGGAAGCGGCGTCGCAGTTCCGACCGGCCCGACGCGCGAAACGGCCAAGCCGTGGTGCAGGCCGCTGTTCGTCAACTACGACACGTTCGCGGAGGCGATGACCATCGGGGTGGACGCTGGCGTGTTGTCCGGCCTCGGAACCGTCGAGTCGGTCGAGTTCTACATGGAGGGCAACACCTATCTGGTCGCCGCCGAGAGCTACTACAATTACACCGATGTGAACGGGGCTTCTCGGTGGACCTACGGCTTCCAGTGCCCGATCGACTACGCGACGACCATGTTCCTGAACGCCACCGGCGCGGTCGAAATCTACATCAAGGCCACCCCGTCGAACGCTGGCCTGCAGGCCCAAGTTATCGGGCCGTTCGTACTCTATGCCCGCGCCCCCGGGACCGGAGTAGGTCTTCAGTACGACTACGCGCTGGAGCTTGCCCCCAGCCAAGGCGACGTGGCTGGTGTGCGGTATAGCTCGATCAAGAAGTGCCTGAACTACCTCGGCGCCAATTCCAAGGTGCGCGGGCTGATCACCATCACCGAGAACGCCACGCTCAAGGCGGAAGCCTGCACGACGGGCATCGCGACGGCCACATCATGGACGACCATCACCACGGCTCCAGGTGTGTCGGCGACGTTCGGGGATGGAACGCGGGAAGATACGACAGGTTGGTACATCAAGTCGGATGGGGTCCGGTTCATGGGTTCGGGCGTCGTCATCGACACCGCCGGGCTGAACTACAGCCTCGGGAGCGCCATCCGCTGTCTTGCCGCGTCCAACAAGCTGCTATGGTTCGATGGTTGCGAGATCAAAACCGGCTCCCCGAACCCAGCACAGGGCGGAGCGGGCAGCGGGCCGTCTGCGCTGTGGAAAGGGATCACATCCACGATCTACTGGATCACGGTCGAGAGTAGTCAGGCGGGGAACTTCTACTTCACCGAGGTCAACGCCCACGACATGTGCGGCTACGGCCTGTCGTCGGCCAACCTCGTCCGCTGCTGCAACACGGACGGCGTGTCGGGGACGGGTTCGGAAGGTCTGCGCGGCACGATTCACAACTCGACCATGTCGCAGATCGGTGGCGGACTTTGGGGTCTGCGCACCCCTGGTGACGGCCTGACGCTTACCTACACCGGCGCCAAGACCGTCTCCTACGCCTGCTCCGGCTCTCCAGACGCCAGCGCCACGCGGGTATTCACGATCACCATCGACGGCGTTCCGACCACATACGCCGTCACCGCCGGCAGCAACCCACCGCAGATCAGCGATCTGGTGACGTGGATCAACAGCACCGTGGCTGAGCCGGGCCTGGTGGCGGCGGTTGACGGAACGCCGACGCGCGCCGCCTGCTACGTTCACAAGCCGGGGACGGTGCAGTCTGCCGCCATCACGACGACGACGCTCGTCTCCGGGGTCACGAATACCATCGAGACGATCATGGACGCCCACGGAAACTCCGTGCAGTTCAGCGGCGCCACGTTTGAAAACGTCTCAATCCGGTTCCTGCAGGTCACGCAGGCGGTCGGCATCGCCACCGTCTCCTACGACAATGCCGCCACTATGCGCGACGTCGGGATCCGGAACGTCTCCATTCAGGACACCTCGGCTGCTGATGGATGGGCCGTGGAGAACGGCTACTGGATGGCCGACTGCGAGCACCTGGCGCAGGAATACCTGTCGTTTATGGACAGCGGGGCGTTCTTCGGCACCAGCTTCACCGGCGACATTTACTGCGGTGTGAACCAGTCCACGTTCAACACGCTGGCGTGGAACATCACGCCGGATACCGATGTGGCGCTGACGAGCATCGTGGTCCGCACCGGGACGCTGCTGAGTGGAGCGGATGCCAACTCCAAGACCCTCGGCGGGGTCGCCAGCAGCACCATGTTCACCAGCACCACCATCCCCGACTTCACCCCGCTCACCCCGCTCCAGATGACCAGTCTGGCATGGGCGGGTCGGTTCCTCCCGACAGGCGTCGAGCAGGGGCTCTGAACACTTCGGATGGCGCAAGCCTGACGCCCTTGCGCCTCCCCGCTGTCCGTGGCCACCATGGGCACGGGGAGGCCCCGATGGGCTACTGCGACTTCACCGACGCTGACCTCCGAGCCCTGACCCGGGAGCGCCGGCGTGCGCGGGCCGCCATGCGCCGCGCCCTGCTCCCCCAGCCCGCCCGCTACGCCGCCGGGCGCGACGGCATAATCCAAGCTGACCGCCAGCGCCTCGTCCGCAACCGCGCCCAGATGCGTGCGTGGAAGGAGGCCCAGTGGGATTCCGGGGTGCACACCTGCGCCTACTGCGCGTGCGTGATGACGATGCGGCCTGGCCGTCCGACCAGCGCCACGGTCGACCACGTGGAGCCGCTCATCCCCGAGGTGAACGACGCGCCGTGGAACTACGCGATGGCCTGCTGGGCCTGCAACAACCGGAAGGGCCGCATGAGCGCGGGGGCGTTCCGGGCGCTCCTGGCGTGCGAGGTGGTTGCAGCCGCGGCCGAGTGATGCCTTATTGCGCTCGCTGCGGTTCGGACCCGGGTGCGATTCCCGGCGCCTCCACCATAAGCCCACCGCCTGGGGGCCACGAGGACCCCGCCAGTTGATGCGAAGCTGCTGGCATCTGAACCGGGACGGTGGGCTTTTGATGGGGGCGATCAGCTTCGACGGGCCATCGGCGCGGTACCCAGTCCGCAAACCTGAACTGTGAACGACAACCACTTCCAGCCCTCGGCCCTCGCGGCCTAGGCGGAGCCCGGCGGGGGCTTGGCAACAGAACCCCGCCACCCTCCCGATTGACAGCGACGCTCTTAGGCCCGATGCTCCGGCCATCGTATTTCAGCACTCGGTGGGAGCGCACATCATGCCGGACGTCTACGGGAAGCCCCTGCGGCCCTTCATCACCGGCTTCGCCATGCAGAATGGCACGATGCTCCTCGATATGTTTGCCCGCATCTTCCAAGGCGGCATCTCACGCGAGGACGCCATCACTGCGACCCCCGGCGGCACCAAGGCCGCGGCCCGGGTCCTGACCAAGTCCATCAACGTGATCTCGGTCTGCGCGACGAACGCGGACTCGGTGCTGCTGCCCAAGGCCATCGCCGGATCCGTGGTGTTCCTCGTGAACGCTGGCGCCGCGTCGGCGCAGGTGTTCGGCAAGGACACCGACACGATCAACGGCGTGGCGACTGGCACGGGCGTGGCCCAAGCCACCGGCATCTCCGCTGCCTACGTCTGCGCAGTAAGCGGGGCGTGGTTCCGTATCCTCTCGGCCTAACCGGCCCCTGGCTCAGAAGGACTTGATCACATGACTATTGGCAGCGGCGGCGGCGTCGGCAACGGGTTCTTCACCGATGGCATGACCGTCATCTCGGGCGCCTTCCTCGGGGCGGCCTCCTGCGTTCCGGTTGACACCGGGCTGTCGGGTGGCGCTTCCCCGGTCTCGGCGGGCATCATCCCCGGCACCATCCCGGCTCCGGCCGCGCAACTGGGCCTCACCGCCCAGGCGGATGGCACCAAGGCAAATGCCACGGCCCTGAACTACGGGCTCAACACGATCACCACGGTGGCCGGCGCGGCGGACTCGGTCCTGCTGCCCTACGCCTACCCGGGCGCCTTCGTGGTGGTGGTCAACAAGGTCGCGACCGCCATTCAGGTGTTCGGCAAGGGCACGGACACCATCGACGGGGTCGCCACCGCCACCGGCATCGACCAAGCCGCCAGCGCGCGCGCCCTCTACTTCGGTGAGAGCGGCTCGGGCGACGGCACCGACGCGGGCAACTGGAACTCGCTCGGCGCCGCGGTCGCCTAACACACACCTCCATCGGGGGACGGGGTAGGGCCGCAGCCGAAGGGTTGCGGCCCTTTTCGTTTGGAGCCATGGTCGCGCTTGCCCCTTGGGGCGTTTTCCTCACGCGGCCCTTCTCTCCGGCCGCCACCTCATAGGCCCTCGCGGTCGCCCAAAGGATCAGCCAGAGCCCACACCCTGGCCCCTGCGACAAGCCGGATGCGAGGGCCTTCCCTTTTCCCGTTTCCGTGCGATAGTCCCGGGCACCGAAGGGAGCATCCGACATGGCCAAGTACGAGAACTCCAAGGCCGACAAGCGCGCCGACAAGGCTGGCGCTAAGAAGGCCGGCGTCTCCATGAAGAAGTACGAGGGCTCGGCCGCCGACAAGAAGGCCGACGCCAAGGCCATGAAGAAGATGGCGAAGCGCTGATGGCCAAGGACGCAAAGGGCCACGGCTCAAATGGCAAGGGCGGTGGTCAAGGAATGACCGACCAGCAGCGCGAGGCCGCGTACTACAAACTTCGCGGCGCAGGACGTGCAGCCAACATGGCTGCCGCCATGAAGCCTCGCGGGGCATCCGGGGCTTCTTCCAAATTGGGCGGCGCCAAAAAGCGCAAGTGATCACCGTATCGTCGGCCGGTGGGGCCACCCTCACGACCGAGTAGCGCATGGCCGCACTGGCCCGAGAGACCGCCGGCGGTGTGACCGTCCGCGCCAAGTTCCCCCGCAAGCTGGACTTCCTGCTGGGCAAGAAAGCCCGGTTCAAGGTCGTCTACGGCGGCCGGGGCGGGGCGAAGTCCTGGGCCATCGCGCGGGCCCTCCTCATCCGTGGCGTGAACGAGCCGGGCCTTCGGGTGCTGTGCACGCGCCAGGTGCAGTCCTCCATGAAGGAGTCGGTGCACCAACTGCTCAAGGACCAGATCGAGCTTCTGGGGTTGGGCGCCAAGTACCGCGTCCTCGATGACCAAATCCGCGGGCCTGGTGGCACGCTCTTCACCTTCAAGGGGCTGTCGGATCCCGACGCGCTGAAGTCGACCGAGGGCGTCGACGTCTGCTGGATCGAGGAAGCCCACGGGGTGCTCGAAGCCTCCTGGGACAAGCTGGAGCCGACCATCCGCAAGCCGGGGTCGGAAATCTGGGTCAGCTTCAACCCAGAACTTGAGACGGACTACCTCTACAAGCTGTTCGTGAAGGGGAACGCGCCGCCCGAGGCCATCGTCGTCAAGATCAACTGGTACGACAACCCGTGGTTCCCCGATGTGATGCGCGTCTCCATGGAGCGCATGCGGCAGGACGACTATGACAAGTACCTGCACATCTACGAGGGGCACTGCCTGGCCGCGCTGGAAGGCGCCGTCTACGCCCGGGAGCTTCGCGACGCCACCAAGCACGACCGCATCTGCCGCATCCCGTTCGTGCCCCACAAGCCGGTGCAGTGCTTCTGGGACCTCGGCCGCTCCGACCTGACCGCCATCTGGTTCGTCCAGTTGTTCGGGCTGGAGAACCGGGTGATCCGCTACTACGCGAACAACGGCTTCCACATCTCGCACTACCTCGAAGAGCTTAAGCGGCTGGAGCGCGAGGAGGGCTACATCTTCGGCACCATGTGGATGCCCCACGACGCCGACGAGAAGCGCCTGCAGTCCAAGCGCACCACCCGGCAGCAGACCGAGGACGCCGGGTTCAAGGTGAAGATCGTCCCGAAGCTGGGCGTGGCCGAGGGTATCCAGGCCGCCCGCTCCATCTTCCCGCAGTGCTATTTCCACGAGGTGGACGCCGGCGACGGGGTGAACGCGCTGCGCCAGTACCACTACGATGTGAAGGACGACGGCACCCGCTCGAAGAACCCCGTGCACGACTGGTCATCGAACGGCGCCGACGCCTTCAGGTACATGGGCGTGGCCCTCCGAGAGGACAAACCCAAGGGGGATAGGCCGAAGGCGCATCAGCGTAGTAGAGTTGCGCCGTCGCCGCGCTCGTGGATGGCGCGCTAGAGGGGGCACGATGGCCAGGAACTCCACCAACTTGCCCGCCACGTCCGATGGGCCGAACGAGAAAGACCTGGCCACGCTGAAGGAGGCCAAGGAGCGCTTCGCCCGCTGCGAGGCGTGGGAATCGAAGGCGCGGGCCCTGTGGAAGCAGGACGTCAAGTTTGCGGAGGGCGACTCCGATAACCTGTGGCAGTGGCCGGACGATATCCGCGCGCCGCGGGAGACGGACAGCAAGCCGATCATCACGATCAACAAGACCCGCCAGCACAACCTCGACATCTTGAACGACGCCCGCCAGGCGAAGGTCGGGGTGAAGATCATCCCCACGGGCGGCGAGGCCACCTACGAGAGCGCCGAGGCGTTCATGGGCGTGGTGCGGGCCATCGAGTACCGCTCGAACGCGGACAGCGCCTACCAGCACGGCCTCAAGCACGCGGTGCAGGGCGGCATCGGCTACTGGCGCGTGATCACCGGCTACGCGGCCGACGACACCTTCGACCTTGAGATCATGGTCCGCCGGGTGAAGGACCCGCTGCTCATCTACCTCGACCCGGATATCAACGAGGTCGACGGCTCGGATATGCACTTTGCCTTCGTCACCGTGCTTATGCCGAAGTCGGAGGCGAAGCGCCGCTGGCCCAAGTATGCCGACGACCTGGCCGACACCAGCTTCAACGCCGGCGATACGTGGACGACGCAGGACAAGGTCCGACTGGCCGAGTACTGGCGCAAGGTGCCGTCCACCGACCGGCTCATCTCCTACATGAACCCCATGACCGAGGAGCGCCAGCAGGCCCGGCTGTCGGAGATTCCCCCGCAGCTTCGGAAGGCCATTCTGGCGGACGAGGACACCAAGACCCGCGAGATCACGGTCTGGAAGGTCGAGTGCCTCACCATCCTGGGCAACCATATCGTGGACCGCGAGGACTGGCCGGGCATCTACATCCCCATCGTTCGCGTGATCGGTGAGGAGACGGTCATGGACGGCGTGCTGGACCGGAAGGGCCACACCCGGGCGCTCAAGGACGCCCAGCGCATGTTCAACTACAACGCCGCGGCCTTCATCGAATACGGCGCCCTGCAGACGAAGGTGCCGTGGGTGGCCCCCATGGAGGCCATCGAGGACTACATGGACGACTACTGGTCCTCGGCCAACACCGAGAACCACGCGGTGCTGCCGTTCAACGCCTTCGATGAGCAGGGCAACCAGATGCCCACCCCGCAGCGCCCGCAGCCGCCTACGGGGGCTCCGCTGTACCTTGAGGGCATGAACGTCGCGGCCGAGTGGATGCGCATGGTGTCTGGCCAGTACCAAGCCGATATGGGCGCCCCGTCGAACGAGCGGTCGGGCAAGGCGATCAACGAGCGCCGGCGCGAAGGCGACATGGCGACGTTCCACTACCTCGACCACCAGAGCACCGCGATCCGGTACACCGGCAAAATCTTCATCGACCTGATCCCGAAGATTTACGACACCGAGCGGGTGATGCGTTACCGCGGCGAGGACGGCAACGAGGTCGCGATCAAGATCGACCCGAAGCTGAAGGGCCCGGTGAGCACCGAGCAGACCGAGACGGACCAGAAGGTCACGATCTTCAACCCGAACGTGGGCCGCTACGAGGTCGAGGCCGACGTGGGCAAGTCCTTCGCCACCAAGCGCCAGGAGGCGTTTGAGGCCGGGACCATGATCCTGTCCCAGAACCAAGAACTGACGTCGATCATCGGAGACCTCGTGTTCCAGGCCGCGGACTTCCCCGGCGCCGACGAGATCGCGCGCCGCCTCAAGCGCATGGTGCCGGCGCAAGCACTGGACGAGGGGGAGAACCCGCAGGTGGCTGCGCTGCAGGGCCAGCTTCAGCAGGCCATGGACGCCCTCACCGAGATGGCCGCCAAGCTCAAGGATAAGTCGGTCGACCAACTCACCGCCCAGGAGAAGAACTCGGTCGCGGCCTACGACTCGCAGACCAAGCGGCTCTCGGCGCTCAAAGAGGCGCTCGGGCTGGATCCAGAGGGCCTGCGCGCGCTGGTGCGCGAGGTCATTCTGGAAGCCATCACCACCTCGGACAGCGGCGCCGCGCTGCTGCCGGCGCTGGAGACGGACAACTACAAGGACATGCCCGAGGTGATCCCGCAGGCCATGGGCGGCCCAGCCGTCGACGGTGCGCCCCCGGAACCGCCCCCGGCCGCCTGACCCTTGCGCGGTGCGCTGGCGACGGGCATGTTGAGCCCGCTTCGCCAGCGCAACCGAAGGGGATCACATGGCCAACGCACTCCCCCAGCCTCCCGTGCCCCTGACCGGCTACGTGCCCGGCGAGATGGGACGTCGGTCGCAGGCTTCCACCCGAGACTACGTAGAGCGGAATGTGGAGTTTGCTCGGCGCCGTGACCTTGGCCCCGACGTGTATCAGTTTGCGAGCCGTGACCGCGAAGACCAGTTGATCTACATCGAGATCAACCACCACGACCCACGCTTCAGCCCCTCAGATTGGAAAGCCCTATGACCACCGACACCCTTGCCGCCTCCGAAGCCCTGTCCGCCCGTGGAGCCCACGCCCCACGCGTCTCGGTGGCTGATATCGAGGCCAACATCGCCTCGCGCTACACCTTCATCGCGGCCGACGCGCTGCGCAGCATGGGCCAGCCGGTCGTGCCCGGACTTGAGTTGCTGACCATCTGCCTGATCGTGACCCGCAACGGGTACACCATCGTCGGCAAGTCGGCGCCGGCCAGCCCCGAGAACTTCGACGCCGAGAAGGGCGCGACCTTCGCCTACGAGGACGCGGTCAAGCAGCTTTGGCCGGTGATGGGGTATGCGCTGAAGGAGCGCCTGCTGCACTCCGAGCCGATCCAGACGGCCATCCGGCTTGAGCAGGCGGGGCTCCCCGCTGGCCGCTACGACGTGAACCCCACGGCGGTGCCGGCCCTGACCTCGCCCCCCGAGGGCTTCACGATGGCGCGCTCGGCCACGTACCCGCTGGTCGACGGCCTCGTGGACCCTCTCGACGTCTCCATGGCGTGGGACGAGGTGCGCGCCCAGGTGGCCGAGGCCGACCCGCCCTTCCCGGCTGGCCTGCTGGGCTACACGGTCGAGCGCGAGACGGCCGGCGGTGACGTGGTGGAGGGCGAGAACGGCCCCGAGACCACCTCGGGCACCGAGGCCGCGCGCATCACGGTCTA